ATGGCATTGATCGGCACCATCTTATTATTTGCAACCCTGTACTGGTTCTGGCGCTTACATCGGCGCTACCGTGGGCGTCAATGGTGGCGGCATAGTTGGCCGGCCATTATCGCATTGCTCGTCAGCTTTAGTATTCTCGGCACATCTGATGAATCCACTCAGCCAACTGTGAAGACAAAGACCGTTACTAAGACCCACTTAGTAACGGCTAATAATGACAAGCAACTGACGGCACTTCAAGCTGCCAATCGTGCTTCTGCTAGCAGCTTAAAGCAGGCTGCGAAAAAACTTTCGAGTAGTCAACAACATATTGACAAGCTCAAGGCTACGAACAAGCAAGCTGGCGCAACTTCGACAACAGCACCAACCAAGGTCAATTCTGACCATAACCCAAGTAACAATGCGTTGGCTAGTAAAACTTACAACGGTCAACAAACGATCACGATTAATCAGAATCAGCCCGCATTTACCGCTAAGGAGCTCAGTACGAGTCAGGGTGCCTGGCAACAATATGGCAATTTAGACTCACTTAACCGGGTGACGGCTGCTAATGCCCTCTTAAATCAGTCACTGATGCCCAAAGCTGAACGTGAGGCCTTGAATGTTCGACCAACTGGTTGGCATAACAAACGCATCAGTAGCGGTTGGCTTTACAACCGCAGTCATCTGATTGGCTATCAATTAACGGGGCAGAACAACAATATCAAGAACCTCATGACCGGAACCCGTTCTTTGAATGACCCTGAAATGACGACCTATGAAAACCAAGTTGCGGCCTATTTGAAAGAAAGTCCGAAAAACTACGTCCGCTACCAAGTGACCCCCATTTTCAAAGGTAACGAATTGTTAGCCCGCGGTGTTCAAATGCGTGGTCAGTCAGTTGGTAGCAATACTGTTAGTTTTAATGTCTATATTTTCAATATCCAGCCCGGTATGACCTTGAACTATACTGATGGCACTAGTCAGGTCAGTCACTAACGATCATTGATCATCGTATTCAGCCTATCACGCAGCAGCCACAAAAGTGATAGTGCCCTGTCGACCAGAAGTTCAACCCAAGTGAAATTTTAAAACAAGCCCAACAGACGTACTATGCGACGTTCTGTTGGGCTTGTTTTGACTTGCTTAATCCAATACGGTTACGCCTCTAACGCCAAGTCACCGTAATCATACGGTGGTTGATATCAAATTGCACTAACACTTAGCCTAAGTATAAATTCTCAGTAATCGTTATATGCGTGGTCATGCACGTGATTCGCACCAACGCCACATCCAGAGATAAAAAAAAACCACACCCCATAGTAGGGTGTGGTCTGATGACGTTCCGTTAAGTAAATAATTACTTAAGGGTAACAGTATTATTTGCTTCTATGACAGTAGTTTAACAGGGACTGTACCAGAACCGTACCAGAATACAGTTAAAATCAATTTTTATTATATTGCCGGTACTTCATTTTTCCAGTTTTACATCTTTTCACCTTTTTTGTAAACCTTACAAAAAATCCTACACCGACCAATTAAGGCTAGTGCGGGATTTTTCTTATTTTATCTAAAATTACAACTTTTGTAGTTAAAAATAAATTTTTGCTGTTATACCAGCATTCTTTCATCGTTACAACAGTTATACAATGAAAACGTAAATTTCACAACAAACAAAAAATCCCCACGCCGAAGCATAGGGGACTAGAACAGTTCACGATTATTATACTACTTTTCGCCTGCTTGTGAGGCGGATTCTGACGCCGTTTCAGTGTCAGATGCTGTAGAACTATTCACTGCAGCGACTGTGGACGTTGGTGTTTGCGCTTCGTCAGCAACTTTATTAGCCGTCGCTTCAACTTGGCTTTCCTCGTCACTTTTAACTGTTGGTACTGTCACTGTTTGAACGTCAGTAATAACGCCCAGCATACCAAGGATCGTTAATACAGTATTAATAACGGCGACAATGGCTGACCAGTCGCCAGTAAACTTAATACCAAACATGGCAAAAATTTGTTGAATCAAAACAATTAATAATGAAATAATCCCAGCAATCAGTTTTCCATTCAAGCTTCCGTCAGCATTCTTAAAACTAATTTTTTTCATTTTGTTTAACTTCCTTTTCATATAGATGCTTCAATTCAATATCGTGACCATCTAACCGGCCTTCTACCTTAATGACCCGATTTTCAATCGCGTTCATCGTGTCGGCGTTTTGCTGTCGTACTTTTAAACTTTCATCAGTAAACCGGCTAAGGCGCTTACCTAAATCGTTAAGCGGGATACGGACCGTCTTATTGAGAATCCAATTAGCTAATACACAAATACTAGTGACAATGGCAGCAATGGATCCCCATTCATCCCAACCTAATCCTAATAGTGTATGCAATTACCGCACCACCAATCGCTGGCCAGGATAGATAGTGGTGTAAATCGTTTTTCCATTCTGGCTAGCTAATGTAGTCATGCTCAGGCCGTTGCGTTGTGCGATTGTCCACCAGCTGTCGCCGGACTTAACTGTGTAGTACGTATGAGCGGCACCACTCTTTACATATTCCAGCGTATTGCTTGCCGGGCCTGTTGCCAGATAGCCATAACCATTAAACCGTGGTTGCCGTACCCAACGATAGCCACCTTGAATGATAGCTTGATCAGTTTTGACCGTAGTTCCAGCTGGTAGAATAGTAATGACACTTGATGACGTTGACGCGCCTGTGCGCAGCTTAACCGCAGTCTTGAGCGTGTAGGTCTTCGTTTCCTTGACCCACTTGGCTGATGAGGCTGGCTTATAAATGTTTTTGTTTGCTTTTCGGTTGTTGGCCTTAACCGCACCCTTATTAGTCGGCTTGATCGTTGATTTCTGATCAGCAGTGTAATAATTGCTATTTAATTGGCTAACATCGAAGCCACCATAGCTGATACGAAACTTAGCCGTTGATGACCACTGCCATGCGTGGTTAGTTGAATACCAGTTCTTGCCGCTAACCACATACGGGTAGGCAGCAATCCAGCCAGTTTTGCCCTTAATAGTCATCTTGTTGTTAGCCCATGATCCTGACGTGTAAATGTCGGCCCGATAACCAAACTTTTGAATTTCTTGCATGAAGGCAGCATTGTTGCGGTCATTGGTTGCTTTGGATTGGTTATTTTGTTCCTCAGCTTCGACGTCAGTCGCTAGTACAGCACCAACTGGCAGCCCCGCCACTTTAGCTGTTTTGCCGGCAAAATCAGCTTCGGCGATCGCTTGTGCCTTAGTGGCATAGCGTGCAAAATGGTAACCATTGATATACATTCCAGCTGCTTGGACATTTGCAATGTTACTGGCAGCATACGGATCCTTATACGTACCGCCTTCACTAATCTTGACCGTAACAGCCTTGACACCGAACTCGTTACGCATGGAAACATACTCTGCGGTGCTCATGTAGCCGTTGTTATTCGACACATCGACCATATCCATGCGAGCAGCGCTGGCATTCATACCTAAAAAAAGAGCAACCATAATGGTCGCTCCTGTCAGTGCTAGTTTATTTTCGAGCTTCACCATGATCACCTCCATCTACTTTGCTATCTTTCATAATAGTACTGTTATCGAAGTAAGCAATCAACGCCGTCACAATCGTAAACGTCAAACTTACCCAGTCGTTAACCTGATCACTAGTAATCGGCAATAAATTGTGGCCGGTAAGTAATAAGCTTTGATTGACTAAGGCTAGTAATAGTACAGCAAACTTGGCTGCGCTCGTTTTATTAATATTTTTCCAAAAATCCTTCATAATCAATTCCTCCATACTTAGCGTGATAAGCGTCATTTTCAGCTTTAAGCAGTCTGATTCTAGCCCGTAAGCGTTGATTTTCTTCTTCTTTCAACCCAATCTGCTCATTAAGCTTCCTCACGGCTGCTTCGTGCAATTTCTGAAATTCTTGGTACTCTTGCTTAACCTGTTTAATTTCAAGATTAGTTTCTTGGTTCTCCTTGCGCACCGTATCAATAATGTACTTCTGCATTGAGTTATTGTCACGTTTGCTCTTAATCCATAGGCCACCCACGACACCCACCACGGTACCCACGGCCGTCAAAAATTGACCCAGTGGGATTAAATTGTGCGTGGCCCAATCAATCATCGTGCCAGCCTCCTCTCATCGCCGTGCCAAATAGCAATGCTAGTGCCAGACAAGCAAACAACCAGGTTAGATTAAAACGGAAGTCAAATAGCCCCCGAATAATGAACGCATAGGCCAATGAGCCATATAAAGGTGCAACCATGATTAAACCAACGTTGCGAAACAATCGCTTATCAAGCAAGACACCAATCAGCAGTATTATCCCAGCCAGTACCAACAAACTAGCAAACCACCAATCGTCCGCAAAGCCAAAACTGGCCCGTTCCCACATTGCGGGAGGTGGCGGTGTCGTGATGCGAGGATCATCTAAATAGTTCAGATGGTCAAAAACATATAGCCCACCAATCAGTGTAAACAGGCCATAACTAAAATGAGACCAATACGCTAAAATACGCTGGCCAAATCGTTTTAATTTATTGACCACATTCCATCATCTCCATAAAAAAGCGCTGTCCTTAGACATGCGCTGCGTATTGTCACCGTCATTGATCATCATTTAACGCTTCCGGTCAGTTGATCATATTGATCTGCAGTAATCATCGCCACCGCTTTAAATGTTCCTAAGTCGTCCGTTGTGTAAAGCCCAATAGTATAAAAGTATTTGATATTCTCAAAAAACATTATTTAGCACCTCCCAACTGTTCAATTTGTGATGCCTGCGTAGCCTGTGTGGCCTTAAGAGTTGCAATTTGGAGGAGAATTGAAGCCGTCATCTTATCATCATCTGATGGGGTGACTGGTACTACCGGATTATCTTTGCGCCAAGCGTCCTCATCAATCCCAACCCAAGCAGATCCATTCCATGACGGGGTATATAGGCCATCTGCTGGTGCAACTGAAGTTGCATTTGATGGCATGGGGCTTGGCATATCTTCCTCGTTTTGATAAAAAATACTATTGACTAATTTAAAATTCGAATCCCAAAAGTATAAAATTTTCATTATTACTACCCCTTTCTAAGCTACCCAGATCAGCAATCCATTCAAGTAATCATCTTTGGCGACAGTTGGGTGTGTAGCCGAGCTTTCAACTAAGATTGACCGATCTGTCCCAATTGTGATGCCAAATGAATTACCGCCATTTGTTCGTACTAAGAATTGTCCGACAGCCCCGGCTTTAAAAGGATCAGGTAAGGTGGCACACACTGTATTTGCCGTAATCCCAGTCATTGCAATTTTAAGGAACGTGATATTACCAACCTTCCGGACCATCGTTTTATTCTGATCAGTTTGGTTTAGAAAGCCGTTAATTAGGGTCAATGGCACCCATCCAGTGTCAGTTGTCGCAATATCGAGTTTCTCAAGTTCGTTATTTAAAGTTACATCCCAGTTGGCTGCTCCATGATCAATTTGTGTCATTTTAAAAACTCCTCTTTATCAATTTATTGTGCAAATACTGCGTTATCACAATGAATCCCAATCGTCGCTCGTCCGGAAATCAAGTACATCCATTTGCCGTCACCGGACCGATTCTGTACAAAGTCATCAACAGCAAAGTCTGGTAGAACACCAGTAACTTGTTTTAGCAGTAAATTTGGTAATAGTGTCTCAGTACCATCGCGGAGGCCATAGGCCAGATCAAGCTTAGTTACTTCCGGATTACCAAAATAAGCCGTTTCTTGGCTAAGCCCCGCCCCATTGTAGTAAGCGTAGGCCTCAAACGAAGGCAACTGGTTGTATGGAAGACCACTGATGTCAATCTTAAGAGCCAAATCACTTAAAGATGTTCGTGACAGATCCGCTTTTGTGATCAATCCTTTTGCATCAATTTGAGCTGCCAGCGTTTTTAGTTGCGCATCCAGTGCATCTTTAGCGGCAACTAAGTTAGCATAGTCCGTGTCCCATTTAGCCACAGCATCACTAAACTTTCCTCGCCACTCGGTTAGTAGTGCCTGACTATTAGTCTGAAACTCAGTCAAATTGTTAGTAACAATCGTAAATTCATCAGTGAACTTCTGAGCCCATTTGTTAAGAGCATCTCCAAAGTTGGTACCAGCGGTTCCAATGATTGTTTCTAATTGCCCATAAAGGTCTTCAAATGGAGTGATATAATCCGCCGGAACTAGCCCGGTGATAACCTTGTCCGCTAGGACTGTCATGTCAAATTCAAGTGTAGTGACACTATCTCCATTGCGCATGATTCTAAAAAAAGCCTGCACGTAGCTTCCGGCTACGGCAAACGCCTGTTTTGGCATATCAAAACGGAATTGTCCATTATTCGGGTCAAGAATGATGGCATCGCGAGCGTCATAAATTTTGTGAGTTTTATCTGGTAGAACCCCTTCAAAAACTACGTTGCACCCTGTTAGATTAAATGGTGTTTTGTCATCATTCATCACATCGACAAAAACATGCCGCATTGAATTTTCGTACTGCCGCGCTTGCAGCCAATTAAAATTTGAACTTTTGAAATCAATTTGAAAGTTCTGAATATCCTTGACCAGGTCACGTTTGTCTGACCCGATCACATAAGTTAGCTTCATCTAATCACTTCCCTTTCATTTAAAATAATCCTCTGGGGCCGGAACGCTATCATGCTCGATGTCTCCAGTTTCAAGCATGACGTTTTCAACACTGATCGTTGCAAACGTATTGTCAACCGAAAAAATGAGTTTATCAGCCGACGTTAGTTGCCGTTTAAGTTGCATCGAGAATGAAATGTGCTTGGTTCCATTAATCATTGGAATGTCTAGCGCCCGATATATCCATGAACCACCACCGTTGAAGCCAACAAAGATTGAACCATTATCGGATTTAGTAAAAGTTACATCAGCAGAAATTCGAATATGGGTCTGAGCAACTAACCGACTGTCAGCATGCTTGGACAACTGGTACGCCGCAATTGTTTGACCGGAAACGTTTCCCTTGCCTATCAAGCTAGAGGGACTTTGTGTTGCCAACGCGTAATTCCTACCGCCCACTCTGCTAACTGGGTTAGATTCAATCCGATAAGGATCCGACAAGTTATTTTTCCAGTCGCTGGACCCTTTAGCTACCAAAACAAGTGGTGTATCAGAAACGTTGGTTTCATAACTATCTAGGCCATAAGGTGGAATAAACGCAGCTGTTTTATTGAGTTTTAATCTGATGTCGGTGGAATTATTTTCAATCGCGAATCTAATTTTTGAGTAATTCCGGTTTCTATCCATGTGTAAATTAACCTCTACCAAAGAGCCATTTGGAACATTCGATCCAATGTGGTAGTACATTTCTATTCCAGGTTGTGGATAAAGCTCGTTCACACCCGCCTGTAAAAATTGTTCGGGCAAAGCTAATCGATAATTGGAGATTCCATTGCCCATCGCTTCGGGCAGATAGTACATCGTTGCGCCCTGAATAATTTGCTGCTCATTCTGTGACTGTAGTGGATATACAGTAAAGTGTTGCATTCGAGAACCGTCGCTTGCCCCAATGTCAATCAGATGGCTCCAGTCCTTGCCATCAGTTGTTTCTAATCGATAAGACGTGGTGTTCGAAAATCCGTCGGCAAAACAATAAAGCTTATCACCGTCTACACAAAGTGAAGGACCTTCGACTCGCAGATCAAAATGATTATTTTCCGTTTGAAATGGTAAGTCCATGACATACGAGTAGTAACCAGTGGCTGAATTACTCTTATAAAGTTGAATCCGTGGAAGATAGCCGTTAGTCCCTAGTCCGTATTCAAGCTTCATAGCCATATACCACTCACCCTTATACTTCACCACGGTCGGATCAATATTTGCTCGCACGCCAGTCGGCACATCATAAGTCAACCGATTCCACGTTCCAAACCTCATAGTATCAGCATCAAATTGGGTATAGTAAATCCTCATATCGGCATTTACGTCATAGGTGTTGTTATTGCCTCCACAGGCAAACAGATACAAATCGTTTCCATCTACTACCCACTCTGGCGCCCAATTTATAGAAGTGTCCGGGATGTTAGAAATTGGCACGGAATTAAACTTTGTCAAATCAGTTGAGTAGTAAACTTTCCACGAAGTATCTGCCACAAGGTACTTACCTCCGGAATAAGTGATACTGGGATCACGTATTTCTTCACCCTCCAACCCTTTAATAACGGACTTATTAATCGGGTAAAACTTCTCGTAATCGCTAGTCCAATAGAGGTCTAGTGACGTGTAGTTTTGTCCTGAGAAAGAAGATGCAATCGCCTTGAATGGATAGGTGCGGCTCGTTAAAGAAGTACCAGATTCGTTATAAACACCGATGTTCTGCAGAACCTCAATGATTGCATCAGTATCTGTCCCCATAATAATGCGGTTAATGCGGGCAGTAAGTTCTTGAGCCTGTTGTTTCAAGCGATTCACAGTTACTTGATCTTGTGCTGACAGCTTCCCATCGACGCTTGTATTTATATTTGTTGTCAGCGTGCTCAGTTGCTGGTTAATGTTGCCCTGATATGTTAGCAGCTCATTCAAAACTTCTTGAGTCGTGGCGAAATTCGAAATGAGCAGATTACGGAATGGTGCGTCATTAACTGAAGACAGTTCATTCGTTGCCAGTTGTATTGCCATCTTCTTCCTCCTTTTTTACTTTTTGCCAGATGACTTTCCCATCATTATCAATGCTAGGTACCCATGCAGTACCATCTGGTGACGTCAACTGCCCAATTAAAATTAGTCGTTGGTCCAAGTCATCACTAGTAACTAACTCTGGTTTATTGGCAATCTTCTCCCAGCTAATTGGAAACTGCATTGAAAGGATATTAATAGCCTGTTGCACCGTCATCTTATCCATTCGCGGCACCACCCAATGCATTAAGTCTTGCTAGTGTACTCGTGTCAGTAATCAAATCATTGCCATCTACAGCATCAAGTCCGGCTTTTAATTGCTCAATCTGTTTACCAGAATCATTATGTGCAGTCTGCAATCCCGCGGTTATTTGCGTAAAGCTTTTGGTCATATTGCCAAAGGTTACGCTTGTCGTCGCTGGGTTAACCAAATCAATCACGGTTTCACTGATTCGAGTTTCAACATCAACACCATTACGATCCCGAATATAGCCGTAATTCCCAACCTCACTGTTATTAATCATTCCAGGTACCGAGTTAGTCTTGAAATCATTCAATGTCGCAGTTCGCTGAATCAACGGCACATCTTGTAATTTTGATTTCAAATATGCCAATAGGGAATCACTATTCGTGAACCACTCATCAGAAATTGGCTCTGCATCAATCACACCCCACGTTTTTGCATTAGGACTGGTATACTCAGCACTAGCTAATGGTTTTTCCTTATCATCTAACTTACCTGTACCTTTAATATGGGTAGCAATCGTCGTGTAATCACTCTCATCTGTCAATGAGCTAAGGTTCAATCCATCTAACCAAACGAAAGCATCATGCTTACCGACTTGTTTATAAATATCAATGTGCTTGCCCGTACTAGTCCATTCGAAATTGAAGTCCGACATCAAAGTGTTTAAGAATAAATCAAACGCCAAGCCAGTACCGAAATCTTCAGAAAAATCATAGTGATTGAAATCATCATGAATCGTATACGTAAAACCAGTGCCTTCAGTAATTAGCTGCATGCAGCTATCGAGCGACTGGGATCCCTTTATACTCTTCTCAACGTAATGGTCATTTAAATCGTGCACAGCGCCTAGAAACGTTGCTTTAACATTGCGACTACCACTGATGTTAGACCCATTCATGGTCTGAATACGATAAGCTTCGCCACTATCAGAATCCAGCAAGAGAGTGCGTGGTTGCAACATGCCCACAGCGGACGCATTCGTACCCGTGTTAATGAACGTCAATTCCAACTGCGCCACTTGATTAACAGTTTCAGTCAATTGTGCTGAAATTGGATTAACTGGTAGTTCATTGCCCGTTACATCACGTAAATAAAACACTTTCACACCTCCTAAACGTAATACCGTGTATCAAATTCCAAATCATAATTAGTTGCGCCTGCAATTTGTAGCTCGTTAATCCCTTTGACGTAATCTAAATAGGCATGATTCCCCTTACTGTAGACATTCACGCCATCCACAACTGGAACCATGCCATATAAAATTAGCGTTTGAGACTTCTTCAATGATTGGTTTAACTGAAACACCTGCCCTGTAGTTTTGTTTGTGATCGATAACTGACTAGCCACATCGCCATGGAAGGTTAATGTGGCCGTTTTGCCATCAGCCAGTAGCGGAATTGAGCCGCCAACAAACACCTTCATATCGCTCTGATTGGTAAACCGATATGGCGGCAAACATGTAAACGGAATATCAAATCCTAATGGTATGTTATTCTTCATGTTGGCAGTGGTGTTAATCGTCTCACCAAATCCACCAGTAACAACTAGGTTAACTGTGATATCCTCCGTCATAATAGGTGACGCTTCATAAGGGTCTACATTAAAGCCATCATCCGCATGGACTGGCCAACGAATCGATGGAATGACGCTACTAACAACATAAAAATCCTCATAGCCGCGAAATAAATCAAACAACTTCAACCGCATTAGTTCTTGGTCAACTGAGTCAATTGTTTTGACATCAAACACTAGTGGTATCTTGCGTTCACTCGTATGTGTTTCAGATGAAGCTACATTGTACTTACCAACTGGCGTGTAAGTTCGAGTGAACGTTGGTGCAGGTGGTGAAAACTTTTCTACTTGAATACCCAAATCAGATAGCCAGTAATTACTGCCATCCTGTTGAATCACTTGAATATCTAACTCCATCTATTTGCCTCCTCTCGCTCGATCAATGACAACATCTTGGCCTAAAGCCAGCTTAATTAACGGATACTGGGCATTAAAGAGGACGCCATTATCTAGTTTGGCAGTGATGTTAACTGTCTTGCTAGTAATTGCGTCCACTAATGACTTGACCACGCCTAGTACCTCACCAGTTCCGTTCGCCGCTGCACCACTGACCGCGACGGGTCCACCGTTATTAGGAGCATCTACGGGAATGGTACTCTTTAACCCAGCGGCTTGTTCTGCACTTGTAGCAACAAAGGCCTGCTGACCAAATGACATCTTGACAGCTTGGTCCGTTAAATACTTGCTGTAATTCGACTGATCATCTGGGATGTGAATTTCGCGTTGGTTATGCTCAGATACCCACGCTAATTGCTTTTCATAGGACTCGCCGCCCTTGTCAAAACGGCGATGACCGCTTGGCGCCCAGCCGCGATTCCACATCAAATCGTTGTACCAGTTGGAATCATTAAATAACGCCAATAATTGGTCATAACCATTAGCACGGTTTCCATGGCCTTTAACCGCGTAATATCGGAATGTTTGTCCAATAAATTGAAGTAACCCTTGAGCAGGGTCAACACCAGTATTGACATCCACATAGCCATGTTGAAATACTGTTGGATTACCGCCAGACTCGTGATTGATGGTATTAAGGATTTTCTTAACGCCATCTTCAGGCATCGATACATGCATAGCAGCGGCGGCTCGCTTGATGTACGGAATCCACCGTGTTACACCAGCGCCACCCGGATTACCAGCACCCTCAATGGCTAGTTTCTTTAGCCAATTAGTTTGCTTCTTTTCCCAGTCCTTAGTATCTGGGCCAAACTGATTCTGTGATCCACCTGGAAACAGGTTCATATCAAAACTTGAATCTATTAGTTTTTCCCAGTTCTTAATGGGGTGCTCCATGAACTTCATAGCATCACCAAATAGGTTCTTGATCCAATCAACGATGTTGCCACCGGAACCAGTCGCAAACATCGGCAACCCCATCATTTTAAGAATTGGTGCCGCTTTTTCAGTATCCTCGCCTGAAAAGACTTGAGCGCCGACAGGCAAGTGAGTCACAGTTGGAACAGCCGGTGATAGTCCTAATGATCCATTGCCGTAATCAATCAATTCTGGCTTATAACCATCACCAACTATCGCGGTTTCAGGGCTGGTTATTTTGCCATTGGTACCGGTTTTATGTGGTATCCCTGTCGTTATGCTTAACTTGTTTTCAGTTGCTGTGTAGGAACTCTTGCCACCAACAGCTTTAGACAATGCATTAACACTAGCTCCACCTTGATCAAGGTTATGAGCAACACCCTTTCCAACTCCGCCAGCAGACTTCAGGGGGTCGGCAGCTTTATCGACTAGGCCTTGATTGAATGATTCCATTGTATCGTGGCCAGCACCAACAGCTTTTTGCCCCAAAGTCATAACATCTTTGATAGTTTGAGCAGTCCCCGTAACTGAATTAATGGGCACCTTTTTCTCACCGTTGATACCATCGTTATAACTATCCATGGTCTTACGGCCGCTTTCACCAATATCAATATTAGTTTTCCCCTTAACCATCGCTGCTAATACTTTCAAGTAGTTTTCAGTTGAAATTTTCTTATCAGCATAAGCCTTGTTAAGGGTATCCATGGTCCATGACCCTTCGCCGGTAATATTGATTTTAGCTCCACTCTTTACAGCTGACTTTAGCTTATTCAATGCAGATTTAGCACCAGGGATTCCTAAATCAATACCAGTTGCTAAAGTATCAATATCTTTTTGCCCAATCTTTTTCAAGTTATGATCAAAAATATTAGAAATTGCTTTACCATAGCGTGTCTTTAAATCACTCTTGGTAATGATACCTAAATCCAAACCTAACTTGAGCGTTTGGATATTGCTCTTGCCCAATTTAGATAAATCTTGCTTAAAAATAGCAGCATATTGTTTGTTATAGCGGCTTTTCAATTGAGCGTCAGTGATATCACCACTTTTGAGTCCTTCTTTTAAAGTTGCTATATCAGTTTTTCCGAGCTTTGATAGATCCTTTGGAAACAAACCCATAATTTTTCCATTGAATTGTCCATTTAGGTCAGATAATGTAATTACGCCATCTTTGAGACCTTGCTTTAGAGTCTTCATTTCCTGACTGCTTACTTTAGAAAGGTCGTGTGGGAACAAACTAACAATGGAATCACCCAAAACTGGCTTTAACTCTTTTAGCGTTAATACGCCACTAGACAAACCGGATTTTAGTTCATCCATAGTGGATTTGCTCAAATCACTGGCAGATGTAATATTTCGCGACTTCAAGTCGGCCAAAATAGTATTAAAATAGACTTTTGCTTCTTCATAGCCTGTCTTCGAGCCAGAACGAACATCGCTCCAAAATGAGGCAGCTGTCTTCTTACCATACTTTCCAAGATCAATCTTGCTAGTTGTGTCTGAAAGATCCAGACCCCATTGCTTAGCAACTGCCGTAGCACTTCCCAGGCTTCCGTTGTTCAGTGCCTTAATATAATCGCTATGAATCTTAGCGGCCGCTTTGGCGTTATCAGCACCCGACTTAGTAGTGGTTGCTAGTAAGTCATCAGCGTCAACTTTGGCTTGAGCAACAGCTTGGTCAGCATCCATCCCCATTGCCTCATAGGCTTTTTCCTGAGACTTCTGGAACTTAGCTATATTCTTTTCAATGGTCCCATGTGCGTTGACTTGATCATCAATGTACTTCTGATTGTCTTTCTTATGATCAGCAATCCACTTAGCTGCCGATTCTTCACTGTTACTGACATCGTCCCAATAAAGCTTTTCCTTTTTGCCATTCTCATCGGTAATCGTTTTCGTGTATGCATCATCAAGCGTTTGCTTAGTACGCAAGCTTTCGCGACCGTTATTGTTATATGCATCGCCCGCTGCTTTTTCAGTCTTAATGTATTCCAATGAAGCTTGAGTTTGTTGCTTGTTACGTTTGGCATCGAGCATAGCAAGCGCTTGGTCGTATTGGTCCTTGCTGATTTGGTCATTCTTTCTCAGTGCATTTAAATCGGATAAATTCTTCTTGTAACTATCACTTGCCTTGCCATAAGTCTTGGAATATGCCGAATCTGCTGACTTTACGTCCGCCTTATACATGCCATCCGTGATAGTGCCATGTTGTTGAACGTAGGCTTTATATAATGCTTGCTGGTCCTTGTAAGCCAAGCCAAACGCAGAAATCTGCGAATCAATGTAAGCTTCGGCCTCGTTCAACTTGGCCTTTTGAGTGGCTGACAGCTTTGAAAAATCACCGTCAACTGACTTCAGAATGTTTTCCATCGTCTTCTTGGCTTTTTCCAGCTTGCTAGTTTGTCCATCAGCTCGTTGGTTAACACTATTCTGTACCTGCGTAACCCAACTATTCCCGGCACTACCAAAGCTTCCAGACAGGTCCGCCAGTGCGTCCATCCCGGCCTTCTTCGTCTTGGAGAATTGTTGCTCAACTAAATCAGCCATCTTACTGTACTTGGTGACCACATCACTGGATAACTGCTTAGACTGTTCGCCAACTGCAGTATCTAATAATGCCATATCATTCTTGGCTTTTTGATGTAGGTCATTGAATGATCCAATTGCTTTCTGTGAGTTCTGACTGATATTAGCGCCATACTTATCCATTGAATCACGCTGACGCTTTAATTGATCACTATGCTCCTTGCCAGCTTTAATCGCAAAGTAAGTCGCTGTCCCCACAGCTGCTACACCTAATACGACCGGGGCGGCAGCAGCGGCCAAAGCACCCAGTCCAGATACGGTTCCTAAAGCAGAACCACCTAATCCTAATAATGAGGCCGATCCTGCTTCTGCGCCACCACTAAGGCCAGCAATGACAGTGCTGGCCGCGCCGCCATCTTTAACTAAAGTGCCAAATAACGGTGATAGCTTGGCAGCACCAACCAATAATTTCATAGATCCACTAGTTAGTAGCCCTACACCAGAGGTCAATTTTCCAAACATACTAATCAATGGACCACCAGCCGCAACAGCTAAGCCTGTATTAAGAATTAGCTTCTGTGTTGCTGGGTCTAAGTTATTAAACCGTTCTATTAATTCTTTTGCATGTTTTAAGAATTCTGTAACCAACGGGAGTAAATGCTGGCCTGCTTCAATTCCAAGCACATTTAGTGACTGTTTAAATTTATCAACATTAGCCTTAGCGGTATCGTTCATAGTATCTGCTAGCTTTTTGGTGTAACCTGTTGAGTTTTGTGTCTCTGAAGTGAGCTTTCGAAGTGCGTCTCCACCTTCATTAACTAAAATATTCATCCCAGACTGGGCCTCAGTACCAAATGCTAATGCTAAATTTGATTGCAACTGTTGTTTAGTCATGCCCTTGGACTTAGCCTTAATATTATCTAGAATGTCAGGCAACGTTAGCGTGCCCTTCTTGAAATCTGATACGGAGACACCAAGTGCTTTAAATCCTTCCATATTTTGTTTTGATGGCGTCAATAAAGCAGAAAGTGCGCCACGTAAAGAAGTACCTGCTTTTTGCCCTTCAATTCCCTGATTACTCATCAAACCAATTGCCGCGGAAGTTTCCTCCAGGCTCATGTTCAAGCCGTGTGCTACTGGTCCTACATACTCCATGGCATATCCCATATCAGTAAAGCCCGCAGAAGTTTTGTTTGCAACATACGTTAATCCATCAGTAACTCGTTGCGTGTTTTTCAACATAGTAGCTGTATTATTTGATTTAAGGCCAAATTGTTCGAGTGTCGATGTAGAAACCTTCATAACATCATTAAAGTCATCACCGGAAGCCTTGGTTGCATTCAATATAGATGGCATCCCTCCCATAACTTGTTGGAAACTATATCCTTTTTTGATCATCTCAGTCATTCCATCATTAATTTGGGTAGTCGATACACCATATTGAACTGACCATTTTTTACTAGCATCGCCCAAAGAATTTAGCTCTGATTTTAACTTTGAAGCACTAGTATGACCGTCATCTAGTAAGGCACCCATTGACTTAATTTGAGAATCAAAATTAATAAAAGATTTAGTTGCCGCTCCCATGGCTGTGACAATCGGCACTGTAAAACCAATAGTAGCCTTACTTCCAAGAGAGCTAATCTTTTCACCAGCATTTTGTATCTTAGTACCCATTATCATGGCTTTGTCGGCTGCAGCAGCCATTTCAGGTGTTAATGCACCAACACCCTTTTGCAACTTGCTTGCTGACAAAACCAGAGCTTGCTGTTCACGTTCAAGGGCAGCATATTTACTTTTAGCTGCTACTACTTGAGCAGAATTATCACCTTCTGCTCGTGACAGACGACCAATTTCACCAGCTGTTGCTGTCATCTCTTGTCGGTTAGCTTGCAACTGCGCTTTATAAGAGTTCAACTTAGAAACTTGAGAAGACATGTGCAGCCCTGCTTGTGCTTGAGCGGCTGATAGCTTACTATAGCTGGCTGCAGTTGTCTCTAACCCTTGATTCAACACTTTTAAATTGGCAGCTGCTTTCGGGCTAACATCCACGTCTTTAAATGTTCGCTTAAGAACTTCGGCTTGTTCAAGTGCCTCTTTAGCGATTAAGTCCACGTTAATCTTGACACTACCAGCAATATCAGCCATCTACACACATCCTTTCTATATTTTCCCTTGCTCCCGTAACTCTTTCATCCGTAACGCCTTGTGTGGCATGTCTAAATTAGCTAGCTCGATAGATAGTTCATCTGGTGTCAGCTTGCCATCGCCATCGGTGTGAGCTTGCTTTAATCCATAAATCAGCTTCATTTGTTTCAGATAAGTTTGCGTATCAGCATCCATATCATCACTAACCTTAGCCAGTCGAAATCTGACAACTTTTTTAAATTGCGTATCTTCATTCAGACCATCTAACATTGTTGTAAATCGTTCCCAACTAAGACTATCTCGATCTAAATCGATACCATATTGTTGTTGGAACCCAGCCTTGATTAATGATTCGTCTTCATCAAAATCAAAAGACCGCTTACCAGACTTGAGCACCTTGGTTCGAATCCGATCACGATCATTATTGATTTTTGTATTAAATATTTCAGACAGCAGCTGACCCTTTTCCTCAAAACGTAGCTTGCTCGTATCGTCCAATACCATCGCTTTTAAGCTGACTTCTACACGCTCTGGTATAGTGAGGCCTTCATCCCGAATCGCTTTAAAATATAGCAACACCATGCGAAATGAAAGGTCTAAACGATACCGATGTTTCCGAAATACGATGTTGTTAGTGTTTATATCGGTAAAACTCATTGTTCATTCTTCCGCAATTCTGTAATGGACTGTAAGTACTTGTCGCGATAATCGGAAATATCCGTATGTTGTTCTACGTTAATCATGATTTGAGCGACGACCTTAGCAAATACCACCATGGAATCATTGCAAGTATGGTATAGTTCCTTGCCAGCATCCTTACCAAACATGCCATCAAGTAATTGATAAAAGCGTTCCTTAGCTTCAATCTTATATTTGTTCTGAATATCATCATACATTCGCAAATAGCGTCGTTGTAGGACTTGTTTCTTATGATCTAACGCCGTCATTGGTTCATTAATCATATCTTTTTCCAATTGAGCTTCTTTATCAGTTAACTCAACTGATCGATGATGTAACTCCTGCTGTAATTTCACCTCAGCCATTTTAATATCATTATATTGATCTGTAAAAACAGCAAATGATTTATCCGCAAAGCTCACCGTGTAACTCTTATCACCAATTTCAAAAGTCATACTGTCACTAGGAACCTCTAATTTAATTACATCACTCATGCTGGTACCTCCTAATATTTTTAGTGCTATGTATGACGGATTACTCCGCCACTTGCCTACATACTTGTTACCACTGCACCATCAGTTGTAGGCATTGCATTGATACTTGATGGTGCTACTATTTTGACGTGCCATCTGGTAAATTAGCTTTGACATGCAAGATAAGCGCATTTTGACATGGTGTATCTGCTAAAGCAGCTTTCATATCATCAGCTTGTGTTTTTGCAATTAAACCTGGAGCAGCGTTATACGTCATAGTAGTTTTGAAACTACCATTATCATCAGCGGCACCACCACCATCATCAATATCGGTAAAGGTTCCCATCCCTGTTTCAATCATGTTAGGGGTAAGTGATCCATCATCTTCCTGCAACCATTGTACTTTCCGGAACATCCGTTCACGTTGACCGCCGGTTTTTTGCTTCATACCAGCAATATCATCTTGGGCCGGATTACCAATTGAACGGTCACCAGAAATATCATACGATGACGTTACCCCAGTCACTGTCTGCCGTTCCTGACCGCCACCATTATAATAAGCGGCAGATTTCTTCTTATCAGTATATTTAGGTGTGAAAGTTGTAATACCATCACCTAAGTACATCCAAGTAATCGTCTTGTCTGTCCCAGTCTTACCTACCCAATATTCATCTAAATAATTTTCTTGAATTGATCCTTGATAATTCTTATCGGTAGGATCATTTGTTGGCGTTGTAACATCAGCCATTTTGCATTCCTCCTAAATTAAATAATTACTTGTACACTAAAAGCGCCTTGATAGACGCCATACTTTTGAGCATCTTGACCATCGTCATCCTGAACAGTGGCTAGAAACTCCGGTGAGGTTGTCATCTTAGCGCTCATGAATTTGAAACTTCCATTCTCACTTTTGATTGATATCGGCGTTGCATTCTCCATGATGTCCATAATGGCACTGAGAGTGTTAATACAAACAATTCCGTGTGGATGTTTAGCAGTGATTGCAAATGCAAAACTACGGCGGCGGCGACCGTCATAATATCGCGTTGCCGGTCCAGCGGGTTGCAATGTATAACTCAGTGACATTCCAGGAGCATAGTCATTGCCAAGTGTTAACGTATCAAACAGCTTAACGTTAGCACTAATATAATTAGCAACCCGAACATCCAGATCAAGGTCAACTTGACTCACTACGTCGCCCCCAATCCGTGTGCCACGAGCGCTGCCCAATTGTGACCATTAACCAAATAGGCTTTATCAACCCAACCCTTTTGCGCTAACGCATGCTTAGTGTGGTTATAATTCAAAGGCCGATTCGTCACTACTTTGTGATAACCTCTCCGCTGGCCCATTGTATCAGGTGCCTTCACCATTACTTTACCACCGTACATATAGGCCGCATACGGTTCTGTCCAAACAATAGTAACGCCAGTACCGGTTTGAATTCTCGATACATGGCCAGCTAAATAACCATTTAGAAATGGCACATATTGGTCAGAATCACGCACAATCACATCTGCTAGTCGGTTTGTCAGCACATTAAGATTATTCAAACGTGTAACTAATGGTGACAAGTCTACTTTGTTAGTCATTGCAGCACCCCTTCCCAATGATGAACATGCGTACCGAAATCATAAATAGGATCAAGACTCTTCACGATTAGCGATTGGTGAGTACTTTGTACTTCAACCTTGTCGTTAATCTTGGGCAACCTATCTAGTGGCGTCGAGTTAGTTGAATCCACAATTAGTGTATAGGCCCCGGTGACAACCCGTGCACTAGCATTACCACCAACGGATTGAACCGACACTGAGGTTGCAGGTTCGACTCGTACATGTCTAATCGTGTAGTCATCAGATCCATTACTATCTGAGCTTATAATCCATGAATCCTGTTTGGCTTTATTAGCGTCGTAGGGTGTCACTTTGATGGCATCATCTAACAACTCGATGGGAATTGGATCAATAATATCATCCATTTAATGCACCCCACGATACAATAGACCAGTTGGTCGTAAGTAGTTGATTGCCGCATTGGAGCGTTGTGCCGTACCACGTGGCAGCGTTGTGGGCGCTGATTTCTCATAACTAAATTTGCCTATCGTTACATGACTAATCCCTTTAGCCGATTGTTTAGCGTTAGCTAGCTCTTCAACCCCACCAGAATCAATAAACCATTCAATCTGAGCGCAGACAGCCTTCTTCACGTTAATTCGGTCAGCCTCAAGTGGCAAATCATCAAGATTATGCGAATCGAAATAATAATTTGCGTATTGATTGACCATCTCTTCGGCTCGCATTTCCAAACGTCCAAAATTTATAATTACTGGTACTTGCTCGCCAAAATAAGTGTTAGCGTAAAAATCTTGATCTACTATCGGCATCTAATCACCTCTAACCAGCAGTTACATTGGCACCATCAGTGGTTGCTGCAGCTTTAACATTTTGTGGATCAGCGGGCTTGGCAGCAAGAACCGTAAATCCCAGAACATCTACCTTGTCACTCACTTGGCTACCGTCCACATAGGCAACCTGATAGTCACCAGTAGCGACAACTGTGCCAGCTGCTAAGCCAGTAATTGCCACACTGGTTGCATCACCAGTCGCAATTGCCGTTTCGTTGCCCTTTTGATAAGCATTCAACACTTTAGCCATTCTACATTCCTCCTAATTTTAATTGCCTACTTTGCTGTGATCTTCGCACCGTCATTCGTAGGCATTACTTTAACATTAGACGGTGGCATTATTTTGACGGCGTATCAGATGCCACAGCTTTACCCTTATTGGATTTTTTAACCGTAGCATCCTTAGTGCTGGTTACGTTTTGGTTAATAACAGTACCGCCTTCGACATCAAATGGATTAATGACTAACAACTTAGTGTCATCATAGATTGCAACACCATAATGTTCATCGGCATTAAACTTAGTGATCTTATGATCCATATCGCGACCCTTTTCAGAGAGAACATTCCGCTTCATGTAGGTACGCATTGCACCCGGCTTAACTGCCACAGCGGAGCCTTCTTTGATCTTACGTGACCGCACAATTTGCCATCCGAGTAACTCACCAAATGTGCCATTAATCAAGATGTTGTCGCCTAAATCAGTTGCTCGCGTCCAGTTCTCAGCAGCAGCCTTACGTAGTTTATTGACATCTTTAGGGTTCATAAACAAGACGCCGGTGGTCGGTGAATCATCTTCCACCGCGTATTCACTCGTATCATCATTAAATGCAGCTTCAATTGCATCAACCATATCCAATGACGTAACATCAACGCCAGTACTTAGCGTAAGCCGTGCTTTCATTGCAGTAGCCAAGATGTCATTGTCAATCTTAGATGCGATTGCCATCGTAATTTGTCGCTGGCCTTCGCCTACTGGATCTCCGTATCCGGATAGAGCGGCTTCGTCAGTAATCTTGACACCTTTACCTGCTTTCTTAATCGTGAACATGTCGGTATCTGTTGAAAGACTGGCATAATCAATAGCGCCGCCTTCATCGACATCCGTCGCATCTCCGATATACTTGTATCGAGGTACAGTTACATCAGTACCTGGTCGACCTTCAAGTGTAGTGTCAACAGGTGCAATAGCACTAAACCGGATTGCCTTAGGCAATTTAGCGCTAATCATCGCAGTCATAACTTGTGGATCAATCAGGTTATCTAATACAGTTGTTTCATCTGCCATGTGTTATTTCCTCCTAATTATTTGTTAGTTTTGTAACAGCTTGCTTGTAAACATCAGGGTGCTCTAGTTTCAGTTTTGCAGCTTCACCATAGCTAATCTTTGACAAATCTGGCACCGCAACGTTACCTTGACCACCGCTAAGGTTCTGACCAGCAACGGCTGTTCCTTGTGCGGCTTCTGCACCTTTAAACGATGGGTTCCGTGCCAAAACACCTGTTAATGCCTCATCGATTGTTTTAACGCCATTAGCTTTATTCACCAAGTCGGCTTTAGCGAGCGCCAGCGCATCACTCAGATGGTCAGCATCAACTCCTTGTTTAAGAGCAGCTACTTGAGCTTCTGCAGTGTCAGCACGACTGGTTTCTTTTGCAAGCTTACTGGTAGCCTTGTCTAACTCACCGGATTTAGCCTCCAATGCACTCTGATTAGCCGCCACATCTTTATTATGCTGTTCGACGACACCTTTCAAGTCATCTTCGTTATCGAACCCAAGTGACTTTAATAATTCGGTACGCGCTTCTGTGGCTACCTGTTTAGTATCAATTGGCGTAGGAGTCGGTACTGGATCAGTAACCGGCACTGGTTCAGGTGTTGGAACTGGATTATCTTCTGCCATCTTTATTGCTCCTCTCTAAATTTAGGTATAAAAAATAAGCCTTTTAACGCCATGCTAAGGGCACTACTGTTTTTCTCGATTGTATTGACGCACTAGTCCATGCTTATTAACAAACTTACGAGTAACTGACTGACGACGTCTCACTAATTCTTGTGCAGCCGTAATATCACTTTGATCGCCAAGCTTTTTAGCTGCTATCAATTTACGCTTAGCTTTTCGTACCTCACGTTCAAGTCGTCGCTGAGTTTGTTCTAATTGATACCTAGCAGCATTGTCATCATCTGACTGCTGTGGCACTGGCATTGAACCGTAGCCTTCGATATATGGAATCGTATAATGTCGGCAATTAATGCCCCCAATGCCAGTAATCGTACCGTATCCCGTTGTTGATTCAAAATCTGGATACTTGTCCGTATCACCATCCAATGAGTAGACATGATCTTGATACTGCAAGTGGCTTGGCCGACAACCAATATGTGAACTAACTTTAACTAACGAGCCATACTGACGATACCTAAGTAACTCTGTATCATTCGTAGCACTATTAATACTTGAGTTAACCACTGTCCGCACATAGACATCTGGTGACCATTTTCGACCAGCCTTATCAACGAGTGCGGGTACACCTTGTTCTGCCCATTGCTCACTAGCTTTAGCTATTGCTTTGATGGCAGTTGTACCACTATCAATTGACCGCTTTGCATCACCAACAATTCCCCTAAACATCTGATACGCATTAGCGCTCATATTACGTCTAGCAAGGTTCAGATAATTATCCGTCTCTGTTAACTGGTCATCAACAACTTGCTTAAACTGTTGCGAATCCTTGATCGAATCCACTTGCTTTCCAGTAACCTTTTTAAGCCACTTTTCAGCTTGTTTGACATTATCTTGACTAATTGTACTAAGTCTTGTGTGCAATTGCTTAGACGTATGCTGTGTAGGCGAGACAGTTATTTTAGCAGCATATTGCCTTACATCATCTGCATGATTAAGTAATTCGTTTATCCATTCATTGTCGGTATCATCATGTTTAGATGCTTCATTTCCTATCAGGTTGACAATGTAAGACCAAATCAAATCTTCAACACTAGCATAGTTGTTAGCATCTTCATCCGAATAACCCGATAAGTCCCACGGCTTAAGCATCATCCTCACCATCTTTACCATTACCGCCAACGACATCTTCAATTGCACCTTCAGCATTTGCTGTTTCTGCATTGATTTGGTCAAGAACCTGTTGAGCTTCAACATCAGTAATTCCATTGGCACGTTTAATTGCTTCTAGTTGTGTCATGACGGGGTGATTACCATTCGCCTTCATGTAATAATCCAAATTGTCATTCCGGTCTTTAGCAATCGAATCATCAAAGTTAACAGAAATATCAATATCTGTTTGACCTGAATATTGAACATTGGAATCATTTTTAGCCAGCTCCACAATAATCTGGCAAATATGTTCAATTGCTTCTCCAATCAACGTTTCATGACTGTTTTTGGATTGATACGTATCACTATTCTCACTAATTACCGCTGTCGCTGTGATAACACCCTGTTTGCTGTCAAACGTAAACATATCTGCGCTGAAACCAATTTGTGAAGAGTAGAAATGCAACAAATCATTGATGCCAGCCACAATTGCTTCATTTCGCAGTCCTAATGTAATATCAGTCGGTTTCGCTGACTCACCATCACCGCCACTCATTGTCGTGTTGTATGCCATATAGACATCTTCATTCCAATCAACATAATACCGTGTTTTACCGGTTTGTGGATCAACTTCACGTTTTAATTGATTTGCTGGTGCGGCAATACGCCGTTTTCCTTTGACAAATTCTTGGAATAACAAGTCATAGGCTTCATCTAACTGGCGCAATGTGTCTATGGCGTTAGCGTAGATAGGAATACCCAATGGACTGTCAATGTGCAAGTTATTAGCTAAATTAGGCTTTAAATAGATAAACGTCGGCCGTGAATAAAGCTTTTTGGAATACCTAGTTGGCTGCGGTGACATGTTTTTGAATGCATCCGGCAAGTTACTCCAATCATCAATTTTCACACCCAAATCATCAGTACTGTTAGTTGTGCTCTTGTAAATTTCATTAGTCACGACATAGTCTGTATCGGTTTCTTCATGCCATTCCAATAACGTATAGTAATGACTGTCACTCATGAATTTGGAGGCAATGACAGCCTCACTCACACCATTTGCGTCCGAAGAAATCGGGTAGAACGCATCTGCGGTAGCGAATCGAATCTTAACTTTACCACGATCAGTGTACAATCGGATAACAATGCCACCAGTTGCGAACATATATTCTAAGTAACGTTCAAAATTGTTATAGAAATGATTGTCCTTCAAGGTTTGTTGTACGAACTGATTCTCAATCGTTTGATAATCATCTGGTGATGAAGGATCATCAGGATTCTTCGCGTTCTTTGGGCTAACAGTAATAACAGCCTTTTGATTGAATACCAAACTTGCCATCTTTTTGGCGGCAACTTGTCCCATGTTTAATGACATTTTCTGACGATCTAAATAAGAATCGTCGGGTAACTTTTTGTGTATTTTCAACCATTCCGGTGTTGACTGATAAATGCTAAACCACTTAGCAATCAATCCATACTGGTCATCATCCGCCATTATCTTCTTGTGGTCAGGTACACTTTGCAACTCAGCAGCTAATCCCATTTTAACTAACACCCCCTTTATCCAATCATGTATTCTGTTAAACAAGGCTAGTAACCTCCCTTGTATTTCTTCGTAAAGTAATTAGCAGCGTACCGGCACTCGTCCATTGCATGGTTATTAGCATCAACCGGCTTACCAGTTGTTTCATCACGCACATACATACCAAGTTCTTTCACAAAATGATAATTATCATAGCTCTGATTTGCTAGTCCACTATCCGGCGTATCAACCAAGACAAACTGACCATCTGCAATCAATGATTGCTGCCGCTGAATGCCGACTTCAATTCCTTTAGAATTACCAACGTGATCATGCCCGTTGTTATCCGCCTTACCAGCTTCAACGCCAACCTTAATTAGCTCTTGTCGTAATGCCAATGAAGCGGGATCCACTAACACCATCGAGTAGTGCAGTTGGTATGTGTTAACACACCACAAAATAAATCTTCTTAATTCTGTGGCATATGTGCTCATTGCCTTTGTTTGTCCGGTCTCCGTACCACTGTGATAATAATTGGCAACACGGTTTAGAACAAACTTAAAACGCCCATCAGGTTGCCGGACGCGGGTAACAATATTGCAACTCATTGTTGTGGCATCATCTTGACCAGCATCACCAGTAAAAAACATTTCAACTGGTTGTCCAATCAAGGTATGATTAGTCATACTGTCTTGGTCAAACTGGTCATAGATAATCCCCTGTGGCATGACTCTTAATCCTAACCAATCACGCTTGTACAGATATGGATTTTTCTTAAGCTGCGTCTCCATCTCAGCCAGACGCTTGGTTGTCATCACTGGGTTATCAGACATACGCCAATGTAACCAGTGCGCATCGCGCTCATCAAAGAATTTGATAATTGGGTCTTGTGGTGCCGGTGGGTTAAGATCAGCAAGATGATAACGATACTTAGCTGCGGCCGTTCGTCGAAACGTTTCATCAAGGAATTCATGGTTTAACAAGTTGATTTCAGAATACGCAACTGAGCCTAATGACATACCACGGATAGCATTGGCACTGTTTGACTTGGCCCCGCCTTTGAAGTAAATCTTCTTTTTTCCACTCGGTAGGTCTAAAGCTAAATGATCGCCACCACGATCACGTCTCAAATGACTAGCACCATCAAATATATAGGCTAGTCCCATGCCATCACCTTCGATAAACAGGTTATAAGCAAGTTCCTGGTTATAGGCGCTGACTAAATGGTTCTCATCCGTTGTTGCCAAATAAAACAGCGCTAACCGGGCATCATCTGCCGCCGTCTTGCCAGCACGAATTGAACCTTCATTCACATCAAACAGATGGTCGAATGGAGAAAAAATAAACGTTGCCTGTTTCTTACCATATTGAATACTACTTAGTGGTGTTTGCATCGTCTTCTTCCTCCTTAGGTACTAACTGCTGTGCTCCTTTGGCTAAAGCTTTAAGCAATGGATTTACATGACCAACGCCTTCAAGTTCATTAGCCTTATGACTACTAATACGTGCCTCAGCTTTCGCTTTATCAGTTTGTGCTTCATTAAGCTGTTGGAAACTTTGATCACGGTATGCTTTTGGTTTACGATTACGTAACCAAAATATAGCTGCATTAACATCAGGTGGAAATTCATGAATATTTTCAGTCTGCTGAATGCGCTTATATTCCTTTACTCCCGCAATAGCAGCGTCATCAATCTCTTTCTTAGAGGCCTCTGGGTGCTTTAATTTCCAAGCATTGCTAAAACGTCGCCTTTCCATATCAAGTACGTCATCGTCTTTATGAACCATGCGATACATCTTGTCAGTTGTTGTGGTTCCCATAGCACGCTTTAATAGTGCATTCTCAACTTGCCGGTCTACAACATCCTTGCCTTTTCCTATGGTGTCCGAAATGTCCGAAAACCTTTTTTTCCATGCGTTCAGCGTCGAGCGGCTAATCCCCATATTATGCGCTATCTGCTCATCAGTGAGACCGTCACGCGCCCAGCCGCCAATTCGGACAAGTCCATCAGGAGTTAACCATTTTTCATACTTAGCCATTACATACCACCACACCTCCGTTAATTGGAATTAATTATATTAATACAACTTGGCTAGATCATTACTAGCAAGTATGCTATCTAGCATATTACCTAATGGATTTACAATCTTTTCATCATTGCAGATATCGTCGAGCCCAGCCTCGTGCATCATTGCGTGTACCATTTCGTGCATGAGCGTTTGACGCTGCTTTTGTTCTGACAATTCTTTGCGAATGTAAATCGTGGCACCAGGATAATCAGTTACTCCCCAACAAGCATCACCGGAATCTTCAAGTCGCTTCTTTAAGACAACGGTATAATTAATACCACTGATTTTTACATACGCTGGTAGTTTCATTCCGCACCTCCTTATTTTTATCCAAACGAAAAGCGCCATGCTGTTTAGCACGACGCTTCTTATCCTTGTACCACTTATCTAGCCGGGCATCAGCCTGCACCCATTCAGGCGGCTCATACCCGTATTTACTGTGTATCATACGCGGCATTGTCGCCACCTCCTTAACTCTAGATAATTAAATTGCTTAATAGTTTTATCGGAAAATATTAATCTTGTATAAGGGCTCATCATTTATTTCGTTTCTTATAATATCGCCATTCATAACTTTCACGTACTGAGTGCCCCCAATATCAATCGTACTATGCAAATCATCATACACCACATCTATTCTATTCCCATTATAGCCCGCAACGCTAGCTGTTGCCTTTCCGTCTGTTGACACATATAAATCAATATTTTTGATCATAATTTGTTCCTCCTGTTATGTTATTAGTTTCTAACTGTATTATATAACAATCGGAGTCTAAAACGATTATTCGAAAGAAAGTAAAAAAGTCCGGTGAATAATCCGAACTTAATTATGTGCTTGGTAGGGATTTGCACCCTACATGATTAAATCCAGTGCCGTATGGGCTAGCCCCGTACAGGATAATCTTACATGTTAGCGTTTACCTATTCCACCACAAGCACACGTTATGCGGTCAACTCCCATTGGGTGCTGTATCACATAACTATATCGCCGGCAGGACTCGAACCTGTATCCCATTGTGGCTTACCAATTAGCCCACAGCGATACTCGCATTTAACGGCCGACATTAAACACGAAGACTAATGCCAGCGGCAGAGAGGAGCGCATCACCCCTTATAAATCCGCCGGCTACACAGATAGCTGGATTTGAACCAACATAGACGGTTTTGGAGACCGCCATCTTGCCAATTAGATCATATCTGCTTAATAGACGGGCCATCATATCAACTTAATCAAGGAGGCAATGCAAACTGTACATCTGTGCCCGTCTAACGTAGCCTACTGGACTCGAACCAGCGACAACCTGATTAACAGTCAGGTGCTCTACCAACTGAGCTAAGGCCACATGAATGCTAGACGTACAAGCTGGGGTGGCTTACCTAACATTCGATAATACTAATTTACTCCCCTTTTTGACTCATTTACCGGAATCAACACGGAAACTTGTCGGAATTTACTCGGAATTTTGTCGGAGTAAATTCAGTCTTCGTCGTAGTGAGCAATAATCTCTGGCTCATACTTTTTAACGATCAGGTCTTCCACGCCATCCGGATATATCTCAGCGAACATTAACTGGGCTTGTTTCAAATACTTGTTAAATGTTTTGTCGGAGATATTCAGGCTAATCATGCACTTAGTTTTCGAATACCGTTTAACATAGAGCAGCATTAATAGCTCTGAATATTTCTCCGTTTCTTCATCAATTGTGACAGCTTCAATGACCTTGACAACTAAATTAGCCATAAAATCATCGTTAGCTTTACTAACTTGCTTGTCTTCAATATGGTTGCCATAGCTAGGACTTTTAGGCATTCCGTCCATTGTTGGGCTTTGCAGGTTGAAATTAACCCTGCGAGCTCGTAGTCGCCATTTCCAATAGTCTTTTAGCACCCGTTCCGCATTAGCAATTGTTCGTTCTTCATCCACGTCCTTAAAAATGCTCTCCATCACTGCCACCCCTTGTTTTGACTGTGCTATAATTAATTTTGTAGGTATCAATCGTAGCGACGTCAGCAATGGCGGCGCTTTTTATATGTTATACTAGCAACGGTCATTCGAGTGGTCCTGTGACTGGTCGCCCTAGTAGGCGGCTTTTTGTTTACTATCGCAGTTGCTCAACTCCATAATGTCAGCTCAGCCTTTCAATAGTTCTGGGTTCTCGTGCACGTTGCCAGTAACCTGTATCTCATAGTCAAAATAGCACCCATTTACACTAAATACCTTGTTGGATATATCTTTAGCAATCCATTTGCCATATACATAATTACCCTTTTTAACTTCAAAAGGCTTACCACGTTTTAAGTGCATATAAGAACTAACGGGTTGAACAATATCGCCTTCATAGATATCCTTGCCGTTCACGTCTTTCAGGCCGGTAAACTGTTCAACAACATCACCAACAGAATAGCAAATTGAAGTTACATTACTTCCAATTCCATTTTGAACTTCAAAAAACATACCTAAACCTTAGTCATTACTAATATCGTCTAGTTTACGATATTTGCTTAGATCTTTACTCCACGCTCTAAACTTAATCATCGGTACCATCTCCTACATAAAATAGCGTTCAAATAGCTCATTAGGTATTAAGAATTGCTCACTATCACGATCTTCGATAATTCGATCATTAAGTGAAACTGGCTGTCGTCTACACTGATTCTCCTTCCCATAATTTGCTATGAATTCAAATCCCCATATATTAGTCCAAATCAACCCATGATATTGAAAGATTGCTTTCCAAGTGTTTCTTGGTCTATCTAGTTTTTCATCAAGCTTATTAGCATCCTTAAACGCCTTCTGTACTTCATTACCCAATTCACTTGTAATTTTAATTACGTTAAATTCTGTTGGTTTAGCAACACATTTATCGATTTTAATCATCGTCGCCATCTCCAATCATCTGTTAGAACTCGATAGTTCCAGCGCTATCACAATCCATGCCACAACAATGATAAAGGCAACTCCATGCCAAAATCCGTCTAAGAAGTTCCCAATGATCGTGACTAAAATAAATAAGGCTATCATGCCAAGTCCGATTTTATTTCTAATACTCATTTTCAATCCTCCCCGAACGCCCGCTTATTAATGTTGTATGGCCCATATCCCTTGGCCAATTGTTTGCCATCTAAAGCTTTAGCTTTATTTGCTTCGGCATGTTGCTTCATTCGCCGGTGCTTACGTTTAATCGTTGAACGCTTCTTAGTGTGTTTAGGCATCTTCGTTCCTCCCAAAGGTATCATCAAATATTGCTGGTAAAATTGAATAAGCTTTTAAAGCTTCTTGATATTTCTCTTCACTTATCTGTTTATCTGGATTGATGTGAAATTGTGTTGTAGTTTGAATACCATATTTTTCATATATTTCTTGAAATAAATCCCGATACGTTTTAGCATTTCCGGACATAGCTCACAATCCTTCCGGTACACGCTCTTTAATGTACGTGTCAAACTGCCGTTCAATTTCATGACTCTTTATGGCTAACTGATCCACTGTTTTAATGTGTTCACTACCAGTCCGGATTAAATACCCACGAAGCCAGTGCAATGCGTCCTCGACGTTTTTACAGTGTGCTAGGGGTACTTCTACCAGCCGATTAATACCAGACTTTTCATCGTA